TGCCATTTAAAATGTACGAATTTCAAAGACATATCGTAAGGACAATCCATGACAATCGTTTCACAATTTGTAAACTACCTAGGCAGTCGGGTAAATCTACCACTACTGTATCATATCTATTACATTACGCCCTATTTAATCCTAACTCTAATATTGCTATTCTAGCAAACAAATCATCTACTGCTAGAGATATCTTAGGTAGAGTACAACTTGCTTATGAAAATCTACCAAAGTGGATGCAACAAGGAGTTATTAACTGGAACAAAGGTAATATTGAATTAGAAAATAAATCAGTCATTGTGGCGGCTGCAACATCTTCAAGTGCTATTCGAGGTGGTTCTTACAACATTATCTTCCTTGACGAGTTTGCTTTCGTACCTGCTAATATTGCCGAGCAATTCTTTAGTGCTGTTTATCCTACAATTTCTGCTGGTACACAAACTAAAATGATTATTGTATCTACACCATATGGTATGAATCAGTTTTACAAATTATGGACAGACGCAGAGAATAAAAGAAATGACTATGTGCCAATTGAAGTGCATTGGTCAGAGGTGCCAGGCAGAGATGAAGCTTGGAAAGAAGCAACAATAAGAAACACCTCAGCTGAGCAGTTTCAACAAGAGTTTGAATGTGTTGACGGTAATACGATAGTTGAAACGGAAGATGGTAAAATAAAAATAGAAGATTTATATAAAAAATTGTTGAAAAAAAGAGTTGGACAAATGTTTAGAACTAATACAGATAATATAAAAATATTAAGTACAAGTGGATTTTCTAATTTTAATGGTATACAAAAGGTTAAAAGAAACCTTTATCAGCATATTATCTTTGATGATAAATCTGAAATAAAAACTTCTATTAACCATCCTTTTGGTAAAGATAAAATATTAGCAAGAAATGTAAAAGTAGGAGATTATTTAAGTAGTAAAAAAGTATTATATAATGAGTTGGTTAATGAAAAAATATTTTTATATGACCCTATAAATGTAGAAAAAGAAAACTTATATATTACTAACGGTGTTGTTTCTCATAATTGTGAATTTTTAGGTTCTGTAAACACACTTATTAATCCTTCTAAAATTAAAACACTTGCATACATGAATCCTATTCAGTCAAACGCTGGATTAGATGTATACGAAGACCCTATTAAAGGTAATACATATGTTTGTACAGTTGATGTCGCCAGAGGTGTATCAAAAGATTACTCAGCATTTTTAATATTAGATGTAACACAAATGCCATTTAGAATTGTTGCAAAGTTTCGTAACAATGAAATTAGACCATTACTATTTCCACATACAATTGACCAGGTGTGTAAAGCATTTAATCATGCACATGTATTGGTAGAAACAAACGATTTAGGTCAACAGATTGCAGAAGCTCTACAGTTTGAATTAGAGTATGATAATTTGTTGATGACAACACAAAGAGGAAGAGCGGGTCAGATTTTGGGAGCTGGCTTTAGTGGGAGAGGTTCGGGATTTGGTGTTAAGATGACTAAACAAATTAAAAAAATTGGTTGTGCTAACATCAAAACCCTTATTGAAAGTGATAAGGTAATAATACAAGACTTCAATATTATAGAAGAAATGTCTACCTTTATTAGAAAAGGTCAAAGTTGGCAAGCAGATGATGGTGCTAATGATGACTTGATGATGTGTTTAGTTATATTTGGTTGGTTATCTAATCAACCTTTCTTTAAAGAACTGACAGATACTAACGCAAGACAAATGTTATATGAAGAACAGCAACATTTAATTGAACAGGATATGGCACCTTTTGGCTTTGTAGATGACGGAACACCAGACCATGAGAAATCGGAAGTAGATGAATATGGTACAGTATGGCATCCAGTCGTACATAAGGGCAGTTAGTCAAGTTTTTACTTATTATAAATATCAGTAAGGTTGACATTTTGATATGGGCATAAGAAAACTTATGAGTATTGAATATTTTAAAAGATTAATCTAATTAAAGGAGAGACCTAAATGGCATTTCAAGTATCACCAGGTGTTCTCGTACAGGAAAAAGACCTTACTAGAATTATACCAGCTGTTTCGACTTCTATTGGCGCTGTTGCTTTTCAAGCAACAAAAGGACCTTTAGACGAAGTAGTTAGTATTTCTAGCGAACAAGAATTAGTAAGTACATTCGGTAAACCTAACTCAACTACATTTGAGGGATTTTTTACCGCTTCTAACTTTCTAGCATATTCGAATTCGTTAAGAGTTGTCCGTGTACAGAATACATCTGTATCAAATGCTACCGAAAGCGGTAGTGCATTTGTAATAAAAAATACGACCGATTACCAAGACAATCACGCTGATGGTTCTGCTTCTGTAGGATTATGGGCAGCAAGAACAGCCGGTGCATGGGGAAACAATCTACAGATTGCTACTTGTCCATCTGCTACTGCTTATGAAGAACTAGCAAAAACAACTGTTGACGACACCTCTATGGCTGTCGGAGATACTGTTGTTACTGTTGATTCAGCTACAGGCATTACAGCAGGCGATATTGTTAACTTTGGTGACAACTACGAATACAGAGTTGTTAGTATTGCAACTAACGATTTAAGCATTGTAAGAAAAGACGAACCACAATATTTCGGAACTTCCGATTCTTCAGGTTTACATGCAGCCCCAACTAATGGTGCAAGTGTAAGAAGAAGATGGAAACATTACGATTTATTTGACAAAGCACCAGGTACATCACCATATGCATTAGCAAACGGTGGAGTAGGTGATGAACTGCATGTTGCAGTAATTGACGAAGATGGTGGTATTTCAGGAACTAAGGGCGAAGTATTAGAAATTTTTGGTGGACTATCAAAAGCTTCTGACGCAAAAACAGCTCAAGGTGGAATAAACTACTATCCAGATGTGATTTACAATTCATCAAACTACATCTATTGGATGGACCATAATGCTTCAGGTTCAAACTGGGGTAACGCAGCCTCAGGAACTACATTTACATCTGTTACTACTATAAGTGATGTTTCACTACAAGCAGGTGCTGACGGTTCAGTATCTACAGTAGGTCAGAAACTAACTGCTTACGAAAAGTTTGCAGACGCTGATACAGTTGATGTTGGTCTAATCATGGCCGCTGACGGTGACGCTACACATATCGACAACTTAATTACGATTGCTGAAAATAGAAAAGACGCAGTTGTATTTGCTTCTCCAGAAAGAAGTGATGTTGTAGGTATATCAAACGCAAACACACAAAAAGATAATGTTATAGGATTCTTTAATGCAATTCGTTCATCATCTTATGTATTGTTTGATAGTGGTTACAAATACTGTTACGACAGATATAATGATGTTTACAGATATGTACCTTTAAACGGTGATATGGCAGGTTTAAGTGCTAGAACTGACCTTGTTGCAGACGCCTGGTATTCACCAGCGGGTCTTAACAGAGGTATTGTTAGAGGCGCAGTAAAACTTGCTTTCAATCCACAAAAATCTCATAGAGATGAATTATACAGAGCTAGAGTAAATCCTGTGGCAACATTCCCAGGACAAGGAACTGTATTATTCGGAGATAAAACTGGATTATCAGCACCTTCAGCATTTGATAGAATAAATGTTCGAAGACTGTTTATCGTTTTAGAGAAGGCAATTGCGACTGCTTCTAAATTCCAACTTTTTGAATTCAATGATGAATTTACAAGAGCGAACTTTAGAAACATTGTAGAGCCTTTCCTAAGAGAAGTACAAGGTAGACGAGGTATCACAGACTTTTTAGTAGTGTGTGATGAAACTAATAACACAGGTGAAGTAATTGATAGAAATGAATTCATAGCAGAGATTTTTGTAAAACCTGCTAGAAGCATTAACTTCATTACTTTACAATTTATAGCAACAAGAACCGGCGTTTCGTTTGACGAAGTAGCAGGTTAGTAGAGGAGAAATAAAAAATGGCAAACATTAATGACTTCAAAGCTAAACTTGCTGGCGGTGGCGCTAGAGCCAATCAGTTTAAGGTTACAATGCCTTTTCCTGGTTACGCACAGGTTGGTGGAGAAATAGAAGAACTAGCATTCTTATGTGATACTACTCAGTTACCGGCAATGACAATTCCGTCATTTACGGTACCTTTCAGAGGTAGACAGATTAAGATTGCTGGCGATAGAACATATGCAGACTGGACAATTACTGTACTAAATGATACAAACTTCAAACTAAGAAATGCGTTTGAAAGATGGTCAAATGGTATCAATAATGCAACAGACGGTGAAGGCTTGACAAATCCAGCGGATTATCAAGTTGACGCTTTTGTTGACCAGTTAGATAGAAACGGAGCAACAATTAAGTCGTACACTTTAAGAGGTGTATTCCCGACTGAACTTGCTGCTATTGAATTGGATTACGGAACAAATGACGCTATAGAAGAATTTGGCGTTACTTTTGCGTACCAATACTTTGAAAGTAACACTACTACTTAATATATTTTTGAGGGCGGCCTAAAAATCGCCCTCTTAAAACTATTATAAATAGTAGTAATTAAAGTAAAGGATATTATTATGGCTGAATTATTTGGATTTTCTATCACTCGTCAAGTTAAAAAGGCGGATCCAAAACAAGGCTTTACACAACCACAGGCAGATGATGGTACACAAACTATCGCAGCTGGTGGTTATTTTGGTCAGTACCTCGATATGGAAGGTACGGCTAAAACAGAGCAGGACCTAATCCGAAGATACAGAGAAATAGCATTACACCCGGAATGTGACATGGCAATTGAAGATATTGTTAATGAAGCAATCGTGGCTAATGAATTGAAGGATGCTATTAGACTTAGGTTGGATGAAGTTCCTTTTGGTAAAGAAGTTAGACGAAAGATAGAAGATGAGTTTAAGGAAGTATTAAGGTTAATGAACTTTAATACAAAAGGTCACGACATATTTAGAAGATGGTATGTTGATGGCAGAGTTTACTATCATAAAGTTATTGATAGAGAATCACCTAGAAAAGGTATCACAGAGTTAAGATACATTGACCCTAGAAAAATCAAAAAAGTTAGAGAAGTAAGGAAGAAAAGACCTGACGGTCCTATGCCTCACGGTTTAACTATCATTGATGAGTATGAAGAATATTACTTATTCAATGAAAAAGGAATTGCCGGTACAACATCTGGTGGTATTAAGATTGCCCCAGATACAATTTCATTTGTACCATCAGGTTTAATTGACCAGAATAAAAATATGGTTCTGTCTTATATGCATAAGGCAATTAAACCAGTTAATCAATTGAGAATGATTGAAGACGCTGCTGTGATTTACAGAATCGCAAGAGCACCTGAAAGAAGAATATTCAAGATTGATGTTGGTAATTTACCAAAAGTAAAAGCTGAAGCATACCTAAGAGATGTTATGGCAAGATATAGAAACAAACTTGTCTATGACGCTTCAACAGGTGAAATCAGAGATGACAGAAACTATATGTCTATGTTAGAAGACTTTTGGTTACCAAGTAGAGAAGGTGGTAGAGGTACAGATATTACTACACTACCAGGCGGACAAAACTTGGGTGAAATTACAGACATTGAATACTTTAGAAGTAAACTATATCGTTCATTGAATGTGCCAGCGAGTAGATTAGAAGCAAGTCAAGGTTTCAATCTTGGTAGAAGTACCGAGATTACCAGAGATGAACTTAAATTTACAAAGTTTGTACAAAGGTTGAGAAAGAAGTTTACAGAGTTATTTAATGACATATTAAAAACACAACTAATACTAAAAGCTGTTATCACAGAGGACGATTGGCATACATTAAGAGATTTTATTGCTTATGACTTCTTACAAGATGGACACTTTGCTGAACTTAAAGAAAGCGAAATGCTTTTGGAAAGAATTAGATTAGCAAACGAAGTGAGAGATTATGTTGGTAAATATTATTCAGTAGAGTATGTTAGAAAAAATATACTTAAACAATCTGATAGAGATATTGAAGACATTAATACTCAAATCAAAAAAGAAATTGATGACGGCATTATATCAGCACCTACGGAAGATATTCCAGGTTCTGGTGGAAACTTATAGGAGATAAAAAATGAGTGAACATGTAAAGAAATTTGTTGATGACTTATCAGTCGGAAACAATGCAGACGCAGGCGAAGCTTTTAAAGACGCTTTAAGAGCTAAAGTAGCAGATGGTTTAGACCAGCATAGAATTGATATTGCAGGTAAAATCTTCTCAGATGTTGAGGCACAACCATTTAGTGACCCAAAACCAGTAGTAACAGACCCCTCACCGGAAACTGGAACTATGATGGGAACAGATGGTAATGAAATCGCTTTAGAAGTAGAGGCGCCAGCAAATGATGAAACTCAATCAGCTACTTAAAACAAATGTAGTTGACACGGAAACTTTTAGTCAATTGCCACCTAAACATAAAGAGGTGGTAAATGACTTTTTTGGTCAGGTAGATTATGATAGTGTTGATGTTGTAAAAGAAGTTGAGGCAACCATAGATAAGGTTGCTCTTAAACATAATGTACAAACAAATGTTGTCTATGATTACATGGACAAAGAAATAGGAGAAAACAATGGCGACATTTAAAATCTTGGGAGATGTAGTAAATGACCCTAGTGCAAATAATATTGGTTCAGCAACAACTGTTAGAGTAGTTGCAACAGCTGGTACTGTAACAGGCACAGTCAATCTTGCAGACGACACAAAGATTGGTGAATTTTATTTACATGCAGCTGGTGATGAAATTATTATCAGTAAAGACCCAACAGACGAAATTACATCAGCTACTAGTCATGCACATGCAGTATCAGTAGGCGGTTAATGACAATAGTATCTACACAATTAGTTGATGATGGATTTAAAGTAATCAATAAGGTTACTGGTGCTCGTAATGAAAACGAGAAACTTGTAGAGTTAGATACTTTAAAAGGTTCTACAAACGAATCTGAATTATCAATTGCAAATGCATATTATGAAGTAGAAGGCACAGGCACGGTAACATTGCAATTTGATGATAAGAGTTTAACAATGACAGGCATAGACAACTACGGTCTAAAACCTGTAGAAGAAAAAATAAAAGGAACAGGCGATATTCAAGTAACGACAGACGGTAATGTAGATAAGTTTAGTTTGTTATTAGAGTGTCATAAAGAAAAAGGATTTAGCAATGGCTGATTTAGTAACAACACAAACGATTACTGATACATCTGGTGTTAAGTTTGTTTCTAAACTTACAAACTTTTCAGATGGTACCGGTGAAACACAAGTAAAGAAGATTGACGCCTCAGAGGTCACTTTTATGACCGAAGATGGTAACAGAAAACTTGCGAGAGTATGGTATTCAATTAACACGGCAAATAACAAATCTGCTGTTGAATTGATATGGGACGGAGTTACTAACGCAACGGCTATGTTATTGAGTGGTAATGGTTATTTTGATTTAAGAACAGCTGGTAATGAAGTTACTAACAACGCAACGACACCAACTGGTGATATTCTATTATCAACAAAGAACTTTGCTAACGGTGACAATTATACAATTATTTTAGAGTTTAGGTAACAAAAACATATAAATAGTTAATACGAGAGAGAATTAATGAAACTAATATCAGAAGAAATACAAGACGCAGAATACTTGGTTGAAGAAACCAATGGTAAAAAGAACTACAAGATTCGTGGTGTCTTTCTACAATCGGATATTAAGAATAGAAACGGTAGAATTTATGAAAATAATATCCTATCTACCGAAGTAGACAGATATACAAAAGAATTTATTGATAAGAAAAGAGCCTTTGGTGAGCTGGGACATCCTGACGGACCAACAGTTAACTTAGAGAGAGTATCACACATGATTACCTCTTTAAAAGCGGAAGGCAAAAATTTTATTGGTGAAGCAAAAATCATGGACACACCCTACGGTAAGATTGTAAAAGGTCTTATTGATGAAGGCGCTCAATTGGGAGTTTCTTCAAGAGGAATGGGTTCATTGGTTTCAAGAAACGGCAATAACTATGTGGGAAAAGACTTCTACTTGGCTACGGCCGCTGACATTGTAGCAGACCCCTCTGCTCCAGACGCTTTCGTTGAAGGTATTATGGAGAGTAAAGAGTGGATATGGGACAATGGAGTAATAAAAGCAAGGGATATTGAAGAGTATAAAGCATATATTGAAAAGGCAAAGTCAATCAAATTAGCGGAAGCTAAGGCGAATGTGTTTGCTGATTTTCTTAGAAAACTTTAAACTTATAAATATCTATTAATTAGAGAAAAATAACTAGTTATTTTTAAAAAAGGAGATTTCTCAAATGGCCGATACAGAAAAAAAGTTAGAGGCGTTAGAGCAAGAAGCAGTAGCTGAGGCAAATGCCCAAGCGGATGCTCCTAAAAAGAATGCTGTAGCGGCTGAACCGAACCATCTGAAAAATGATGCTGAGGATTTAGGCGCAGCTGTTGTTAAACCAACAGATAGCAATCCTGACGCAACAAAAAAATCTAAGAAAGTTTCTGGCGATGCCCAACAAAAATCACAAGGTGCTGCTGACCCAATGCCAACATTGACTGGTCACAATACTAAGTTGGAAAACGCTGAAACGGACGAAGGTTCGGAAGAAATCAAGGAAGGCGAAATGCCAAAAGCTGCTCTTGACGCTCTTAATAAACATAAAGGTAAGAAAGACGATTCACAAGAAGAAGAAACTGAAATCAAGTCTGATAAAAAAGACGAGAAAGAAAGTTATTCTATGAAGAAGGCTTCTTACAAAATGAATAAAGAAGAGACTCAAGAACATGTTAACGCTTTAATCGCCGGACAAGATGACTTATCCGAAGAATTTAAAGAAAAAGCTGCAACCGTATTTGAATCAGCGGTAAACTCTAAAGTAAAAGAGATTGCTGAAACAATGGAAGTAGATGTAAAAGAAACATACGAGCAAGATGTTGCAAAGCATAAAGAAGAACTGACAGAAAAAGTTGACAGTTACCTAGCATATGTCGTTGAAGAGTGGATGAAAGAAAACGAAATCGCTCTTGAAAGAGGTATCAAAGGTGAAATCGCTGAAGACTTTATCACAGGTCTTAAAAAACTTTTTGCAGAACACTACATTGATGTTCCAGATGAAAGATACAATGTGCTTGAAGACCAAGCAAATAAAATTGAATCTTTAGAAAAGAAACTCAATGAGCAGATACAATCAAATGTTGAATTAAACAAGGACAATGCAGTTAAGACAAGAAACGAAATCATGTCAGAAGCTTCAAACGGACTTGCTGATACAGCAAAAGAAAAATTTGCTAAGTTAGTAGAAGAAATTGAATGGTCAGACGCAGACTCTTTTAAAACTAAATGTGAAACTATTAAAGAATCATACTTTGGAATTAAAGAAGAAGTCAAAGACTCACTACATGATGTGGCGGCTGAAGATGGAACTTCTAACGAAGACCTGTCTAAAGCAATGGCTGCTTACACTGCCGCTATAAGCAAAACAAAAGATATGAAAATATCTTAGTATAACCGGACAAAGGGAGAAAAAACAAATGTACTTATCCGAACAACACGAAAAGAAATGGCAGCCTGTTTTAGAACACCCAGATTTACCACAAATCAAGGATTCTTACAGACGAGCCGTTACATCAGTTATTCTTGAAAACCAAGAAAGAGCTGCTAAAGAAGATTCAGCATTCTTATCTGAAGCTGCGCCTACAAACGCAACATCAGCTACAGGTGTACAAAATTGGGATCCAATCCTAATTTCACTTGTTAGAAGAGCAATGCCTAATCTTATCGCTTACGATATCGCAGGCGTACAACCAATGACTGGTCCAACTGGACTAATCTTTGCAATGAGAAGTAGATACACTTCACAATCTGGCAACGAAGCTATGTTTGACGAAGCTGATACAGACTTCTCTGGAAGAAATGCTGCTGGTTCAGCTGTAGATGGTTATTCAACTACTGCTAACTCAGGCACTAATCCAGGTGCTCTAAACGACTCACCATCTGCTGGAACTTACACAACAGGTTCAGCAATGACTACAGCAGCTGCTGAAGCATTAGGTGACGCAGACGGAAACGCTTTCGCTGAAATGGCATTCTCAATCGAGAAATCGACTGTTACTGCTAAATCAAGAGCGTTGAAAGCTGAATACACAATGGAACTTGCTCAAGACTTAAAAGCAATCCATGGTTTAGACGCTGAAACTGAACTTGCAAATATCTTATCTGCTGAAATCCTTGCGGAAATCAACAGAGAAGTTGTAAGAACAGTTTACACAAACGCAGAGAAAGGTGCTGCTACTAACACAACTACAGCAGGTATCTTTGATTTAGATACAGACTCAAACGGAAGATGGTCTGTTGAAAGATTCAAAGGACTTATGTTCCAACTTGAAAGAGATGCGAACAGAATTGCACAAAGAACAAGAAGAGGAAAAGGTAATATGATTATCTGTTCAGCTGATGTTGCGAGTGCTCTTCAAATGGCTGGTGTTTTAGATTACACACCTGCATTAAATAACAATTTGAATGTTGATGACACAGGCAATACTTTTGCTGGTGTTCTTAACGGCAGATTCAAAGTATACATTGACCCGTATAGTGCAAACAGTTCAGCAACACAATACTATGTTGTTGGTTATAAAGGTACTTCACCTTATGACGCTGGTATGTTCTATTGTCCATATGTTCCACTACAAATGGTGAGAGCAGTTGGTCAAGATACTTTCCAACCGAAAATTGGCTTCAAGACTAGATATGGTCTTATTGCTAATCCATTCGCTGAAACTGGTGCTCAATCGGGTGTCGCTACAGCAGTGGACAACGCTGGTTCTGCAAACGCAAACAGATACTACCAAAGAGTTAAAGTTACAAATCTTATGTAATATTTGTTGAGTTTTCAACAGTAATATTAGAGGGCGCTTCGGCGCCCTTTTTTTTGGCCGTCCTCCAGGATGGATAAATATAAGTATGACAACAACAAATGCATACGACAGACAACCCACAAAGTTTGATTACGCTTCGCCTACTCAGTTTAAGTTTCAACTTACAAAACTGCCTAAAGTGGAGTATTTCACAACTGCTTGTAACATACCAGGGATTTCTCTCGGCACCACTCTCCAACCGACTCCGTTGGCGGACATACCACTTCCAGGTGACACCTTAACTTTTAATGATTTAGAGATTACATTTCTAGTAGATGAAAACTTAGAGAATTATAGAGAGATACATGGGTGGATGTATGGTATTGGATTTCCAAAATCAAGAACACAATTTGCTGAGTTGGTAAGTGCAAACAAAGATAGATTTCCTACAAGTGGTAAAGATAGTTTAGTTACAGACGCAGGTAAGGTAAAATATGGTGCGACACCATTAGGACCTATCTTTTCAGACGCAACACTAAATGTTTTATCAAGTAAAAATAACACCGTTATAGAAGTAAGATTTGCTGATGTTTTTCCAACATCATTGTCTGGACTAAGTTTCAATCAACAAGCTGATGATGTTAATTATCTATCGGCAACTGTTACATTTAAATACAAGATATACGAATTTGCTTTAAAAAGTGCAAGTAATACAACGAATACAGTCACCTAAGGCTTTACATTTAATTAATATTATGATAGGATACCTTTATTATGGATTTAGAAAAACTACAAGAACAAGCTGATTTGGATTTAAAAATAAACGATACTGAACTTGATTTAGAATCGCTTAAAACTCCACAGTTACACAACAAATATTTAAAACACTTAACTAAGTTTAAGTTAATGCTTAGTCGAGCTGAAGGTGATTTATATAATACCAAAAGAAGACTTTGGGAATATTATACTGGCAAAGCAGACGCTTCAGTATATGCACAGAGACCTTTTAACTTCAAACTATTAAGAGCTGATGTCGACCAATATATTCTTTCAGATGAAGAGTATATTAAAGCAAAACAAAAAGTAGATTACTTAAACGCTTGTGTTGATTTCTTAGATAGAACAATTAGACAAATCACTAATAGAACCTTTACAATTAAAAATGCCATTGACTGGCGTAGGTTTACTAGTGGTGCTGTGTAATGCAGATAACAGATTATATCAAAACATATCCTCTTGCAATTAGTCCTAACTTGGCTGATGATGTCATAGACCATTATCATTCTAATGGTGAATGGAATCAATCATCATTCTCCACAAACGAAGGCATATCTCCTAGAACTAACGATAGAGTAGATATGAAAGAGTATTGGATTAATAAACAAGATAAGTTTTACGAAGAATTAAAAACTGGATTTAGAGGTATGGTTGATGATTATATTAAAACACATACTAAAATAGTACCTCAAAGTTTTACACCATTCAGAATGAATCATTATGCTGAAGGTGGATTCATGCAAAATCATATAGACAATATACACCATTCACATGGTCAACAGTATGGTTATCCACATGTAACAGCATTAATGTTTTTACAAACTGCTGAAGAGGGTGGTGAAATTGTATTCTGTGACGGCGAATATATACCTAAGCAAGAGAAAGCATTAGGCATTGTTTTTCCTAGTAATTTTATGTTCTCACACGAAGTTAAAGAAGTAATTAAAGGTAATAGGTATTCACTTATGACATGGATTTTATAAATGAGTTTAACAAGATATTTAATTATAGATAAAAAAGATGATGTTCATTTAAAGATTGAGGCTGATGATGACATACGAAGAGAACTAGGACAATTCTTTACATTTGAAGTTCCTGGTTTTAAGTTTATGCCTCAGTTTAGAAACAGAGTATGGGACGGAAAGATTCGATTATTCTCATATCAAACCGGCCAGATTTATGTTGGTCTATACCCCTATATATTAAAATGGTGTGAAGATAACAAGGTTCATGTTGTTGACGGCACTAAAATACAAGATACAAAAGTTGACGAAGCAAAGGTAGATAAGTTTATTGAAGCTTTAAAAATACCTTTTACGGTTCGTGACTATCAAAAGGAGGCATTTATATATGCAGTTAGAAAAAATAGGACTTTATTACTTTCACCCACAGCTAGTGGAAAATCTCTTATTGTCTATCTTCTTGTTAGGTTTAACATTCTTCGGTTAAAAGAAAAGAAGAAAAAGATATTAATTATTGTACCTACCACATCTTTGGTCGAACAACTGTTCAAAGACTTCAAAGATTATGGTTGGTCACCTGAGAAAAATGTACACAGAATATATCAAGGCCATTCTAAAGAAACAAATCAACCTGTAATCATATCTACATGGCAATCTATCTATACACAACCTAAGAAATACTTTAAAGATGTTGGTATGGTAATAGGTGACGAAGCACATTTATTTAAGGCTGTTTCATTGACAAAGATATTGGCAAAATTAGAAAATTGTCCATATAGAGTTGGACTAACAGGTACATTAGATGGTACACAAACACACAAGTTAGTATTAGAAGGACTGTTTGGTACGGTCAACAAGGTGGTTTCTACAGTAGAACTACAAGAGAAGAAACAATTAGCTGACTTAAAGATTTTCTGTCTAATATTAAAACATGGTGCGATTGAGTGTAAACATGCTAGTGGCATGAACTATCAAGAAGAGATGGATTACATTGTGACCTCTGATAAAAGAAATAAGTTTATAAGAAACTTGGCCGCTGGTCTGAATGGTAATACACTTTGTTTATTTCAATATGTAGAAAAACATGGTAAACAATTGTACGAAGATATTAAACTAAAGGCACCTGATAAACAAGTTTTTTATGTACACGGAGGAGTAGATACAGATGAAAGAGAAAAGATTAGAGAACTTACAGAAAAGGCTGACAATGCTATTATCGTGGCAAGCTACGGAACCTTTAGTACCGGTATTAATATTCGTAACTTACACAACATTATCTTTTCTAGTCCTTCTAAATCTAGGATAAGAAACTTACAATCTATTGGTCGAGGTTTAAGATTAAAAGATAATAATGGTTCTGCTACTTTATATGACATTGCAGATGACTTAACATACAATGAGAAAGAGAACTACACACTCAACCACTTTAGAGAAAGGATAAATATCTATAGTGAGGAAGACTTTGAATATGAAATACACAACATAGAATTGAACAATGAATCAAACAGTTAAAATAATAAAACTTATTAACGGTGACGACATTGTTACCGTACTACCTACTGGTGAGAAACAGTTGCCAGATAATGGTCCTCTAATTAGACTTGACAAACCTTTACAGATAAAGTATATTCCTCAAATGACACCAACAGGCTTCAGAGATTATATTGCTTTGATTCGTTGGACTAACTATACTATGGACAAAGTTGTTACTATTCCTAAAGATAAAATTATGACAATCACCAACGCCTCCTTAGAGATGAGTGGTAGTTATACTGATATTATTAAAAACTATGATAGTTTAGATAGACCTAAAAGAGATGAGAACTATCACAGAAAAGAGTTTACTCCTGAAGAGAATAAAAAAATGAATGAAATCTTTAGAGAGTTTGATGATTTTGATGATGAAGATGAACCAACAATGCACTAAGGACATTAGGTACTTAAAGCTAGTGTTTCTGAAAACGGACACCGTTATTATACAGCAAGATAAAAAAGATGTCAACCGTGGAATTAAACTAAATTGAAAAATAAATAAAAACAACCTAAGCTTGACAATTACATCAACTTAGAGTATTATATAAACAACATTGAGGATATTATGGCAAAATCAAAAGCAAAACCAGAACATTATGTTAACAACAAAGAATTCTTGGCCGCTATGGTCGAGTTTAGAAACTCTGTTCAAGAAGCAGAAAAATTAGGAAAAGACAAACCTAGAGTTCCTAATTATGTCGGTGAATGTTTCCTAAAGATAGCGAATCATTTATCTTATCGACCTAATTTTATCAACTACACATATAGAGATGATATGATTAGTGATGGTATAGAAAACTGTTTACAGTATTTACACAACTTTAATCCAGACAAGTCAAACAATCCGTTTGCTTACTTCACACAAATAATCTATTACGCATTTATTCGTAGAATACAAAAAGAAAAGAAACAAACTACAATCAAACAAAGAATGATTGCAGAGGGTAATTATGATGATATGACTTTAAATCCAGGTGAAGATAGAGATTTTAAAAATCAGTTTACAGAATTCTTACAAAAGAATATGGTGCCAACGGAAGAACTAAATCCTAGTGCTAAAAAAATGCCAAAGAGAACTACATTACAACATAAAAAGAAATTAGAAGCCGCAAAGAAGAAAAAATAATGAAGATAGTTATCGTTAAGATACTAACTATTATAAATATTAATGATACTAATATTAATATAAGGAGTAGTTATGAGTAGATTAGGAAGTCCCAATGGGACTAGAAAATACAAAGTTGGAGAAATAAGAACAACCCCAGCAAGAAGAAAAGAAACATTAGCAAAATATAATAATTCAGAAAAAAGAAAATCTGCTATGAGAGAGTATTATGCTAAGAATAAAGACCAATCAGCAAACAAAGCAATGATGAAAAACTATGGTATTACTTTAACTGAATATAATACAATGTTAACAGAACAAAAAGATTGTTGTTATATTTGTAAAATTCATAAAGATACGCAAGTTAAAAGATTACATATAGACCACAATCACAAGACAGGCAAAGTAAGAGCTTTGTTATGCCACTATTGTAATGCAACTATAGGAAATGCTAGAGAAGATATGAAACGATTAACAAACATTATTACTTACCTAAAGGAGTTCAACTAATATGCGAATCGCTCTGCTAAATGATACTCACTTTGGGGCTCGTAACGATTCACCAGCCTTTATTGAGTTTCAAAACAAATTTTATAATGAACTGTTTTTTCCATACATGCAACAGTATGGTATCAAAACATTAATACATCTAGGTGATGTGGTAGATAGAAGAAAGTTTATCAACCACAATACAGCACACAATTTCAAGAAAGTATTTTGGAATAGATTAGATGAACAAGGTATTGATACACATATTATCATTGGTAATCACGACACTTATTATAAGAATACAAATGAGGTCAATGCTATGCAAAACCTTGACATATGTAAAGACGCCAAGGTATATACACAATCAACAACAGTTGAGTTTGATGGTCTACCAATACTCTTTATACCATGGATTTGTGATGACAATGAGGCAGAAAGTATTAGAACAATAGAGAATAGTACATCATCTATTGCTATGGGTCACTTAGAAGTAAAAGGTTTTGAAATGCACAATGGACATTTCAATGACCATGGCCAAGAAAAGGCAATGTTTAAAAGATTTGAAAAGGTTATGTCTGGTCATTTTCATAAGAAATCAGATGATGGTCATATCTATTATCTTGGCACTCAATACGAAATGACATGGTCAGACTACCAATGTCCTAAAGGCTTTCATATCTTTGATACTGAAACTAGAGAGTTGACAAGGGTAGAAAATCCTAATAGTATGTTTAAAAAGATTATTTACAATGATAAAGAAACAAACTATGATGAGTTAGACATTAATCAATACGACAAATGTTTTGTTAAGTTGTTTGTATCTAATAGGTCAGATAATGACATGTTTGAAAGACTAATGGATAGATTGTATAACGCTATTAACATACATGCTATTGATGTAATTGAAGACCCTACAGATATTGGTGCCTCAGTACGAGAAGATATATTAGAACAAGGTGAAGACACACTTACCTTTTTAAGTAACTATATCGAACAGACAGATATAAAATTAGACAAACAAAAATTAAAACAGTTTGCAAAAGAACTGTACATGGAAGCTAGCGAATGATACTATTTAAAAGAATATCATATAAGAATTTTTTATCAACAGGCAATCAGCCAATAGAGATAGATTTAAGTATCTCACAAACTACTTTAATCGTAGGTACAAACGGCACAGGTAAGTCAACCTTACTAGACGCATTATGTTTTGTACTATTCAACAGACCTTTTAGAATTATTAAGAAAGAACAAATGGTCAACACCATTAATAATGGTGATTGTATGGTAGAGATAGAGTTTGATGTTGGCACAAAGAACTATATTATACGAAGAGGTATAAAACCAAATCTATTTGAGATATTTTGTAATGGTAAACTTATTAATCAAGACGCCAACAATGTAGATTATCAAAAGTACCTTGAAACAAACATAATGAAACTCAATTATAGGTCATTCATTCAGGTGGTTTTATTAGGTTCTTCCTCATACGAACCGTTTATGAAAATGAAACCTAGATATCGTAGAGAAGTTGTAGAAGAAATCTTAGATATTAGAGTTTTTGGCTTAATGGACCTAATTTTGCGTTCCCAACAGAGCGAACTTCAAAAAAAACTTACGGAGGTGAGGCACCAATGTGAGTTAATAAAGACCAAGTATGAAACTGAAGCAAAGTATCTAAAAACTCTGGAGACCAAAGGTAGCGACAACCTGACGGTACAACAAAATAAGATAGTAGAAAATGATGGAAATAGAATAATATATGAACAAAAATTACAAAAACTAAATGAAGACATTGCAGTCAGTCAAAATGCATTAATTGGCCATGACACAACCACCAAAAAGGTTAAAGACTTAGAAAAATTTGAAACTAAGATAGAGCAAAATATATCTACACATAAAAAGACACTAGATTTTTTTAAAGATAATGACACATGTCCGGTGTGTACACAATCAATAGACGAAACCTTTAAGGAAGAAAAATGCAATCACGAAACTACAACAATTTCCAAACTAGAATCAGGACTCAAGCAGCTCGTAGGAGAATTAACTGGTCACGAAGAGAAGTTGACCCAATTCAACCAGATGTCAAACAAGATACAAGAAATGAATGTCGAGATAGCCAAGATAAACGGAAGTCTATCAGCGTTGAAGAAACACAGCGACCAAATTCAGTTAGAGATTTCTACAGCTAGTCGAAAAGATATTGACATTGAAAAGATAGAACTTGAATTGGCCAATATGGCAGCTGACCTTGGTGTTGCTGACGCAAAGTTAACAGATGTACAAGAAGAAAAAGATTATGTTGACATACTAAGAGAAATACTTAACGATAAAGGTGCTAAAGCAAACATCATTCGTAAGTATGTACCTATTATGAACCAACTTATTAATAAGTATCTACAAGCAATGGACTTTTATATATCATTCAACTTAGATGAAGAGTTTAATGAAACAGTTAAGAGTAGATTTAGAGATACATTTAATTATAATAACTTTAGTGAAGGTGAGAAGATGAGAATTGACCTTGCCTTACTATTTACATGGCGTGATATCGCTAGAATGAAGAATAGTACAAATACCAATCTATTAATCTTAGATGAAATCTTTGATAGTAGTTTAGATGGTCAAGGTACAGATGACTTCTTTAAAATTATTAAAGGTTTAGAGAAAGAAAACATCTTTATTATATCACACAAAGGAGATATTTTGTTTGACAGGTTTACAAACATTATTAAATTTGAGAAACATCAAAACTTCACACAGTTAGGAACAATATGAAAGAACTAAAGTTAATACCACCAAACGACCCTAGAGTACAATCAGCAATAGCACCATTTACAGATGAACTATTGAAAGAAGAAGGTTTTAAAGATAGACAAGAACTTGTTGACTGTATGTTTTTAGTTATGAAGAAATTTGGTGGCATAGGTCTAACTTGTAATCAAGTAGGTCTTCCTTTCAATATGTTTGTAGCTGGTGGCCATGAGGGTATAGAAAAAGGTATGGCTTTTGCAATGTTTAATCCTATGATAGTATCAGTAGGTGAAGAAAAGATTAGAATGAAAGAGGGTTGTTTAACTTATCCTTTCATGTTTATTGATATAGAAAGACCTAGAAAATGTGTGATAAAATATGAAGACAAAAATGGCGACACAAAAGAAGTACACTTAGATGGTATAATGAGTCGAATATGTCAACATGAATACGACCACATTATTGGTAGAAACTTTACAGAGAATGTATCTAAACTAAAATTAGACATGGCTAAAAAGAAAGCTATGAAACAAATCAAAAGAATGGAAGAATATAGAAAATTTAATAAATTATTAGAGAAGAACCAAGCTTGACAATTGTAAACAATTAGAGTATTATATACATTATGAGTTATTCGTGGAACAAAGACATGTCAATAGACGACCAATGGCAAAGCTGGCAAGACGCCATAGATTTATCTCTAGTACCAGATATTGATACAGATACATTAAAGGAAACAATCATAAAAGATTTGACCTTGGTGTCTGCTATGACAGTACAAGAGTATACACTTTATCAAAAATTTCAAGAGGTAAAGTTTAGATATCCAACAGTAGAAACTAATTCATTCTTTGATGATAAACCTGCTATGCTGAAACCAGACCAGGCGACAGTCATACAAGAAGTAAAGAATAACTTTTGGTTACCAGAAGACCCCGAAGAATATATGAACCTACAACCAGAACTTATCTGGACAGATGGTGCTGAAATACAATCACACACAAATGCCAAAGGTAGTGAGATATGGAATGCATTAAGAACATTCTTATCTACTATGAAAAACAATAGTAACATTGGTAGAAATTTAAACTTCTTAGTAAGAGATAAAGTAACACAGAAATATCTAGGTGTTATCTGTATGTCTAGTGACTTCTTAGACCTTACACCAAGGGACGCATACATTGGTTGGGATAGAACTAGAAAAACACAAAAGATGATTAATCATACTTGCATTGGTAGTACAATTGTACCTATACAGCCGCTTGGATACAACCTGGTTGGTGGGAAACTACTAGCCTTATTATGTTTGTCAGATGTGGTAGAGCAAACATGGGAACATCAATATAAAGATAAACTAGTAGGTGTCACAACTACAAGTCTATATGGTAAAACTAAAGTAATACCATTATCACAATATGATAGACTAAAAAACTGGAAGAAAATGGGTTGGACTGCTGGTTCAGTTTCGTATGAACCTGAGAAAACAACTAATACCATGATACAACAATGGTTAATGAAGAACCACACATACAAATTCTTTGAATGGTATGTTGCAAAGAAACCTAGTGGTCAACCTCATAAAAGAGACCATAGAAATAGAAGTAGAGCATTCACATATAGTAAACTAGGCATTGATAAGAAACTACAAAAGTCTGAACATGCTAGAGGTATATACTTTGGTGAGTTATTTACAAATACAAGAGAATTTTTAAGAGAAGAACATACTGAGGTTGCGTTAACTAGAAAATTTGATAATTCAGTTGAAGCATTAACAGAGTTATGGAAGACCAAGTATGCTAAGAAACGGTTGGCTAGTCTAAAGAAACAAGACAGAGTGTCAACTGAAACCCACTTCTATGATGATATCATTTATCTATCATGGGAAGAAACTAAAGAGAAATATTTACCACAGGTAGGGAGATGATTTACCATGAGCGGACAATTAGAACTAGAATTAGGGGCTCAAAGTAACGAGTCTAATAAATACAAAAAAGTAAGTGACTTTGACATGTATCAAAAGGTTGCTTTAACAACGGCAATATATCCGAGAGAACAGGCCATTATATACCCAACATTGGGGTTGACCGGTGAAGCAGGTGAAGTAGCTAATAAAGTAAAGAAGATAATAAGAGATGGCTCAGATAGTAAAGATGAAAAACTGGTGTCTGAAATCAAAGCTGAAATTGGGGATTGCCTTTGGTATATCGCTGTATTGGCTAATGATTTTGGCATTAAGTTATCCGACATTGCAAGCGCTAATTTAGAAAAGTTAGAGAATCGTAAAAAAAACAACACGATTCGTGGATCCGGCGACAAAAGATAGTAGAACAAACTAAGAACATCAGCTGTGCAACCTGACGCAGCCTTAATAGTTGTTACCTGGTATAGAAAAATAATTCAAAAAAAGTGTTTTTAACGCTTGACTTTTACAGATTTCACCTGTATAATATACTTATATAATGAAAAAGGACACTAACACTATGAATATAAATCTTGATGTGAAAAGCAATCTAGCAAAATTAATTGCTACAGAAAATATTACAATACAACATAACAATGTAAGTACGGCTTCTTTTGATGTAAAGAACCGTGTATTAACTTTGCCTATTTTTAAAGAGCAAAGTGGTGATGTTTATGATATGCTTATTGCTCACGAATGTGCCCATGCTTTATGGACTCCTTATGAAAAATGGCAAGGCATTGAAAGTCAAGAACTAAGGTCATATGTTAATGTGTTAGAAGATACTAGAATTGACCACCTTATTCAAAAGAAATATCCTGGTGTAGTTTACAATTACAAAAATGGTTTTGATATCTTAGAAAAACAAAACTTCTTTGGTTTTGCTGGTAAAAATATTAATAAAGACTTTATGGTTATTGATAAAATCAATCTAAGGTCTAAGTCTATGAATAGATTGCCATTTGATTTCAGTAAACAAGACAAGAACTGGATTTCTAAAGTTGATTCACTTGTTACATTTGATGATGTATTGTCACTTGCTCAAGAGATGTTAGCTTGGCAAAAAGAACAAATCGAACAGATGGCTAAATTACCTAACTTTGATGAACTTACTATCTCAAAAAATTATGACTTAGTTGATGAAGATGATTTTGATGATGAAGATGATTTTGATGGTTCTGGAACTGGTGAAGGTTCTGAATCAGAAGCTGATAAAAACAATGACGCTGATGATGAAAAAAATGATTTCAATAACTTTGGTGACCAAAAAGCGGATACTGAAAGTGATAGTAACCAATCTGGTGACGGCAACAATAATAAAAGTGAAGCTGAAAATTCTGATAATGATAAAGAATCAGATAGATATGCTAAAGGTTCTGGTGGTTTTGGTGATAAAGAAAAATTATTAAAAGCAATTACAGATGATTCGTTTGCTCAAAAATCTGAAGAATTATTAAACACTAAAAACAAAGGTTATAGATACGGTAAAGTGCCTACTGCCAACCTTGGTAAAGATGGTTGTTTAACTTCATGGAAAACTTTTCTAAAAGATATGGAAGATTACAAAGTTAAATCAATTAAATCTTATGGTAACACTAAAAGTTATATAGAATTTCTTGATAGAGATTACAAAAAGTTTATGAATGAAAATAAAAAAACTGTTATGTATCTTGTTAAAGAATTTGAGATGAAGAAGTCAGCTACTGCTTACAAAAGAGCAACTACAGATAAAACTGGTGTTCTTGACAGTATGAAATTAAAAGATTACAAATTTACAGATGATATTTTCAAAAAACTAACAGTTATTCCAGATGGTAAAAATCACGGTATGATGATGTTACTTGATTGGTCAGGTTCTATGAGTGATGTAATATTCAATACTGTTAAACAGTTAATAAATCTTGTTGATTTTTGTAGAAAAGTTAACATACCTTATGAAGTTTATTTCTTTACAAGTGAAAGAAGTTATGATGATGATAAAGTAACAAAAGGTTTTTCAAATAATAATGGAGAATTTGAGTTTGATAATTTTCACCTTGTAAATTGTATCAGCCATAGACAGAATAAAAAACAATCTGAACTTGCTATGAAAACATTATATCACATGGCTTTATATTTTGATGATAGACATACTTGGAATAGAAGAAACAATGCGTCTATCAGTAGTGAAGACCAAATGGCAGCTGGAAACACTTATGGTATACCAAGTAAATATTATCTTGGTAACACACCTTTGAATGAGTCATTAATTTATATGGACAAATTGATACCAATGTTTAAAAAAAAATATGGTATTGAGAAGATGACATTTATTACTCTTACTGACGGAGCAGGTAACTGTCCAAGAGGTAAACTTGTTGGTCAAACTATTGGTAGTTGGTCAGATGAAGAGTATGGTAAAGAGAATGTTTATCAAATTGGCAAATCAAAATTTGTTGGTGGTTACCATGATACTACAGAAAAATTATTATCTCATATTGGTAAAACATATGATGTTAACATTATTGGTTTCTACATAATCAAAAGAGTTAAAAGATGGAATATTGAAAAATATATCAATGACTACAAAGATTATAATGATAAGCAAAATCAATATAATAAAATGAGAAAAGACTTTACTAGAGATAAAGCCTTGGCTGTAGACGCCAATGGTTATAATAAATTCTTTATCTTAGATGGTAAAAAACTTGCTGTTGAAAACTTTGATATGCAAGGTGCTGAAGTTAAAAAAGGCACAGCCTCTGAGTTAAAAAGAATCTTTGGTAAATCAATGGCGAATCGATTGGTTTCCAGAGTAGTTTTAAACAAATTCATTCAAGAGGTTGCATAAAAATGGCAATTAATTTAATGAATGTTAGAAAACCGTTACCTGGTAACGAAAAAAAAGTGAAAAAAATCGTATATAACGCTTGCCTTTTACAAAAAAGGCCTGTATAATATACCTATATTAACAATGAAGAAGGACAATAACACTATGCTAAACACTAAACAACAAGAGTTCGTTGACTTTGCTATTAAAAAGTTTGGTTCAAACGAATTGACTACAGTTCAATTAAAAGAAGCTAATGCCAATTTTGGTTGCAAGTATGCACCACAATGGCTAATTAAAAATAATGATTTCAAAATTGGTAAATCATTGTTCAAATTGCCTACTGAGGGAGATTATACTCCGTCTATTAAGGCTGAAACAAAAGGTGAAACTGAAAAAGTTTTGACTACTAAAGCACCTGAAACTGAAACTGTTTCTGAAGCTGCGTATGTAGTTTCATCATTAACTGGCAACATTGTTCCTGAAAAGGATCCTGTGTTCGTTTCATTTGGTAATTATCCAGATGTTAAGAGCATTATCAAAAGCAAGATGTTTTATCCTGTTTTTATTACAGGTCTTTCAGGTAACGGTAAGACTATGGGTGTTACCCAAGCTTGTGCCGAAAACAAGAGAGAATTAATTAGAGTAAACATTACCATTGAAACAGATGAAGATGATTTACTTGGTGGTTACAGACTTAAAGATGGCCAAACTGTTTGGCAGAATGGTCCTGTAATCGAAGCCATGGAGAGAGGCGCTGTGCTTCTACTTGATGAAATTGACCTTGCGTCTAATAAGATTATGTGTTTACAACCTATCTTAGAAGGCTCTGGTGTCTATGTTAAGAAGATAAACAGATTTGTAAAACCTGCTCATGGTTTCAACTGTGTTGCTACTGCCAATACTAAAGGTCAAGGTAGTGATGACGGTAAGTTTATTGGTACTAATGTTCTTAATGAGGCTTTCTTGGAAAGATTTCCAATTACCTTTGAACAGAAATATCCAAAACCAAGTGTAGAAGAAAAGATTTTAGTTTCTACATTAAAGGCTACAAGCAAAGATGATATAGATTTTTGTAAGAAGTTGGTAACATGGGCTGATGTAATCAGAAAAACCTACTATGATGGTGGTGTTGACGAGATTATATCAACTAGAAGATTGGTTCACATCACTCAAGCATACAGTATCTTTGGTCAAAAAATCAAAGCTATTGAAGTTTGTACTAACAGATTTGATGATGACACAAAGAATTCATTTATGGAATTATATACCAAAGTGGATGCTGGCGCTACTGCTGAGCAGATAAGCGAACAGCAAAGACAAGCGGATATGAGTTCACAAATGGACGACAATGATAGTGAGTCAGATGACAGCGATGCCATCTAAATCTATTAAACATAGTGTAAGTCCTTGGTGGAGGGGTAGTACCCTCCACCTTTTTACACTATCAAGGGAGGAGGTAATAAATTTATGAGTATAACTGTAGAAGTTAGAGGTGGTAACCTCGAAAAAGCTATGAGAGTTTTAAAGAAGAAGGTTATGAAAGAAGGTCTA